CATGATAATACAGGAGCAGATTTTGGAGATGATTTCTCTATCGTTGTCCACGTAGGAGGTGATTCCTTCGAGGGAGTAATTCTCATTCCTGCCACACTATGCATTAAAAAAAATATCAGCGGAAATAAATATAGGAAAAATTTTAACATATTCCTCTTCTAATTGGGTTGTCGTTCCTCAGATATTTGTCCGATTTCTTTTTGGACTTTTCATGTATCTATCGGCTACGCCCATCTTAGAGCTTTTTATAAAATTATCTATGTCAAAATTTGATTCCCAAATGTCAGTACCTAAAGGCCCAGAAAATTTATTCTTACTTTTATCGTAACCTAAAGTAATTATAAAATTCAACGGATCAACGAGCCTAGCCGTAATGGAACGTGGTATATCTTCTACTTGGTCATAATCTATCCGCCGAAGTTCAGCTTCTTTATCGGATTCATTTCCTGCAGAATCTATACGCTTAAATTTTACGATTCTATTTTCAAATTTATTTACATTTATCATTTATGGTAATATTTCTGGAAAAGTGTCCTTAACTAGTTTATAGGTTAATCCTCTAAACTTTAATTTTTTATCTTTAACTTGAAGTACAACTTCAGCCTCTTTAGGATGTAAACTTTCTAACATTTGAACAAAAAGTTGCTCCCTACGTAACGCAGTAAGTCCATCATGACCCCCTTCAATATATAAATAGAATTTTTTAATATTGGGATATAGATATGTGGGATTGTACTCATCAGGAGAACCAACGGTTTTAAACGGTGGTGAACCAGAAGGTAGAGCAAATTTTATATCTGGATGAAAGGCATATTTTAATAACTCCTTAAGTGGGTTTGATTCATTATCCAATAAGACTTTTTTTCTAGCCCCAAAGGAACTCGCTGCGGCCACCTCTTCAAATATTCGTGGAATACTTAATACACTCATAAAATTAAAACTCCGATATATTCTCTGTTAAGTTTTTTAATTTATGATTCACAAAGTATGTAAGTAGCCTACTGCGGACACCAACTTGCGTTGTTTCAAACTGTTTGGTTATATTTATACGAATTGAGTCGGGCACTTCACCCAAATCAATTAACTGTTTGTTTCTATTATAGTTTCTTAGCATTTCTGAATCACAATACATGTCTGGCTCTAAATCATACCACGCATCTACTTTCTTTGTAGTTATAGGTTTCTGGCGTCTACCTTCATCAATAAACACATTATCATCAGACATAATGTTTGGAACACCATCACCAACATCCCCCTTTATAAGTTTTTCATGGAGGTTTCGTTTGGCATCACCATCAACGAACTTCTTTTGCATAGGTGAATATTGTCTAACATTAAATTGATGGAGTTGTACAAAATCTTTATCACTTGATAATATCAATGTTCGTTCATCTATTAGGTTTACCAAAGTAGCAATAATATCATCTGCTTCTGCCTTCTCTACTTGAAGTACCTTATAAGGAAACCACTGGCTAAATTCTTCTTTCAATTGATTTAAACAATCATAAAGATTAGTCCAATCAACTCCAGATACTTTTCGTGTTTTCTTTCTGGATGCTTTGTAGTTTGGAAAGATTTCCTTACGCCAAGATTTTCGATCATCACAACACAGGATTAATTCTCCATACTCATTTGTAAATTTATTCCTATAGATACGCAGAGTGTTTAATACAGCTGGTCTAATTACATCCATATCAACTGTTGAGTATTTTGCAGCAGTCATGTATGAACCAATAACAATTTGTGAAAAATCAACTAATAGTGCCATCGTTTTTTTCTTCTTCTTTAACTTCTACTGCTTCCGGTGGAGCGTCAATAGCATGCAAAAACTGTTGCCATTGTCCACCACGTAAGCTCCAATTATAAAACATATCAAAATAATTACGTTGTATCTTTAAAAGATTTTGTACATCATCATCCCAAAAATGTTCTATAGCACGGCCTAAAATATGTCCATGTACTTGTGCATGTCTAACGGGATCTTCTTCGTATCCATACATCCAAGGGAAGTTTGCTCCGGTTTCTGGAATTGCACCAAGATTAGGAACAACTGCTAAACATCCAGCACTCATTGCCTCAATCAAAGTAATACAACTTGTCTCTTCATAGATACTTGGATAAGCCATAACGTGTTGTGTCTTCAATGCTTGACGAATCTCATCGTTTGATACTGTGCCATGATAATTAACACCATCCATATCTGCAGCACGTTTATATATGTGTCTGAATTGTTCATCTAAATGTGGTCTATCATATATCTTAAAACTAGAGAAAATATTTAATTCTGCATTTTTTCCTACACCTAATTTTTCTCTCATGAACTCCCATGAATTTAAAAGAACTTCTAGCCCACGATGTGGTGTAGAAAAATAACACACATTTATTTTTCCATCTTTTGGTTTATCATGTTCTGGAATAGGTGCAATTGCATTTTGAATTACTATACCTTTTTCATAGGGAAATCCTAAATGAGTACGAAATTGATATTGTTGCCAATGACTAACAAAAACAATACGCTCATAATTTTTCCAATTCTCTTGATCTTTCAAATGTTGAACTTCTGGATCTCCTGCCAAATCATGTATCCAAAGAATTCGTTGTTTATTAGCTTCAAGATTTCTGACTCTAGTACTAATAAATTGAAACTTATCTATCAGCCCCGGTTCACGGGTTTCCATTTGATCAAAGAGCCATTTTCTCATTAGCTCAGTACCACCTATTGCTTTACTGGATACTGCTTCTAATACTTTATCCTCTTCACCAAAATCAATTTTAAAATTTACATTATCTTCTGGATTAAGAATCTCTAAATTATCCGATGGGGTTTTTGGGGGGTTGCCTTGTGTATTAGGACTACTTGAATTTTTTTGTTGAACAGCTTTAACCATTATATCTCCACGATGTTTAATATTAATATCACTTATTATATAGGAATACCACAGGAGAGCTAGTAGTGAGAGAGTGGCTTCTAGAAGCCCTACAAGTACCCTGTGGTATTTTTAATTCTACTTATATTATATCATGTATTTCTTATTTGTCAACCTCTTACAGATTTGCTGTAAATTGCTTATCTGTTATGGCAACTATTCCAGATTTCTTAGGAACATAATTTGTATTTTCTCTCATATCTGGAAATTCTGACGCGTCCATATCTCTAGTCCATACTGCAGAAATATCTGGATAGAATACCCCCTCAGACCTCTTAGGGCGACCATCAGGGTAATATGCCATAGCAACACATCTAGGAACTACTTTATGTTCTTCTTCTTTTCCAGAAAAAGCAGAAATCCAATCACCAGTTTTCAAATAGTATTCACAGTACCGAATATATGCCTTCTTGGAATGAGCTAAATTTTCTGCTATCTGTTTATCCTTTGGTACACTACCTCTATTTTTTGCTTGTTGACCAAGAGCTGAAACCTGAAGTTTATTTTCCTTGATCCATTCCTTAACATTCTTAAAGGAGTAGGTATCATCATCTGGAAGAGCAAGAACTGATTTGGCAACGTTTTTATACTCAGCGGGTTTTTTATTCGCCCTCATCACCTCAAGACGCTTCCGCAATTTCTCTTTTTGTTCCTCAGAGATTTTACGAGTCTTCTTAATTTTGAGCGGACTACGTTTCACTACTGCTTTCTTTTTAGCCATTGTTATTCTCGTTAAAAGATTTTTCTTTAACCATTGTTTCAAAAACTTTCCATAGTTTTTTCATTCTGGTTTCATGTAATTCACTCAACCCAATCAGAACATTTGAAAGTTCATCTTCTGTCATTGGGCCATCTGGATCATCATAATGTCTTTCTACTATATCATTCAAATCATCTTTTGTCTGCCAAACATTCTGAATTTCTTCCTCTAAATTAAACCTATCATATTTCATAATTTCCTCATATTTCATAATTTCCTATTCACCTAATTTAGTAATATTTTTTTGTCTGGTAATGAATCATTCATCTCTTCTTCTTCTTTCAAATGTTGTTGAATAGCATCCTCAGTCTTTTTATTTTGAATATCATTAATATAATTTCGATGTACTTGTATCAATTTTTCTGGATTGAAACAATCATTTTTTTGTAATTGTAATGCTTTTCTAATACCATCTTCTGGCTTATCAAACCATTCTCCATGCCAAGTTCCTTTAACAAAATTTCTTGGATTGTCATACACAATTCCATTATCTTCCATTGTCCACCATAGATGTAACATTCCAATATATCCAAGCTCCTGAGGGGCTTCAAATGATTGAAAGATATGTCTTATTCCCATTGATGGAAGAAAAGGAAATTCAGTTTGATTATAAAACTTATATCTAAACTGAGTATTCATTGCGTAACGCAAGCCTTCTCGTTGTTTTGAATCCATTTATGGGACTTCCTCTATTGTTATTTTTAAAGGATATTGATTTTCTTTTGCTTCTACAGCTGTATCGTATGCTTTTTGTTCTGCTATCTCAAGTCGATATATTCCCGCAATACCCATACCTTCGTTATGTACACTCAACATAATTTGTTCGGCCCGTTCATATGGATGATGAAAAACTTCTTGTAGAACATATACTACAAATTCCATTGGAGTAAAGTTATCATTGTGTAATGCCACAGCAAAATTGCCAGGCTTTTCTGGTCCCTTTACATTCTTTGGTTTGTTTTTAATTGTTGTTGCTTCATTCGTAGAATTGAAATCCATAAATTATAAGCTAAACATAAACAATGTAAAAATATATAACAATCCGATCATCAATATTAGTGTAGCAATTCCTTCAAGATATTGTATCATTATTTGTCTCATTTGTTAATTGTTTTTGGATGGTCGGCGTAGCACGATTTGAACGTGCGGCCTCTTGCTCCCAAAGCAAGCGTTCTACCGGGCTGAACTATACGCCGATACTTGTAAACTTAAAAAGAATCCTCTAATTCAATTTTTTTGTTTTCCAAAACTTTAACACATATTTTAAGATGTTGGAGTTCTGTATTTACTCTATGTAGTTCAAAAATAGTTTTTGTAATCTTTACTGCTCTCAATGTATGTAGTTCCATTCCCATAATTTATTCTCTATTGTAATCAAAATAGGTGATTGTGGTTTGAGGTGAAGAGGTGCATTATATACCAATTCCATTTATCAAAAAAACTTATATAGGAATAGGCTATGAATACCAAAATACTAATCTTTAAATTTAGACTGTTGAGTATCATATTATCCTATCCCTGTCCATCGTGCGTTTTCAAATCCCGTTCCATCAAGGACATTTCCTCTAGCAAAGTTCCTTGCTGGTGTTGCCCATCCGGCGGCTTTCAACATATCACCTTCACGGAATTTCTTATCTCCAGACTTTGCAATAAAACCATTAACAGACCTTTGAGTTCCAGAACCACTCGTACTGATAATTTTCCAGTATCTACGATTCTCTTCAACTTCAAGACCATTACAGTAATTTTCTTCCATTTCTGTACGGATGTCTTCTCTTTCACAAAATCCTCTTCGATTCCATCTTTTGTAATCTTCTCTCATAGCCTCTAGGACTTTTTCAATTTCTTCTCTCATAATTTTCTCTCGTTTGGGTTAAATGAAAAGGGTTAATCCCTTATCTTCATCTACTATTATACAGTAAACTGTGCTAAATGTCAATAGTTTATTAAATATTTTTTTAATTGGGTGAGAATGACAAGGGTTTATTTTTCTTTAACGGAAAAGACAACCGCCGCCTTAGACATTCTCAATTGTGGTCCGACTACAGAGCTGGTGTCTTGATGTCAGACTCGGATATTCTTTAAAATAGTGAAGTGTACATTCCAGTATGGGCTGTAAACTGGTCAGTCAACATATCGTTGTAAATATTGTTGTATTCTGTAACAGACTTCTCTTCAAACTTTCTGGTCAACTTACAAAATTTCATAT